ACCCGTACCGCTCACCAGCGAAGCCCGAACGCACGGTTCACCGTGCCGCCGAGGACTACGGCATCGAACTACCCAAGGGTCAAGGCGCACACTTCCTCCGCCGATCCGGCGCACGAGCATGGTTCGACGACCTCTGCGAGCAGGGCGTCGACAGTGCGCTCCGCACCGTCTCAGCCCACCTTCACCACGCCGACACCACCACGACGGAGGGCTACCTCGGCGTGTCCGGTGACCGGGCGAAGCGCAATCAACTCCTGCACCGTCGTACCATGTTCCCGTCAACAGAGACGGGCAACGTCGTGTACCTGCAGGAGGCAAAGTGAGAGTCACCTCTATCGCGTGCGATAAGTGCGGGATCGCAGAGACCAAGCGCCCAGTGACCCAGTACTCCATGCGCCGGGGGACTCGCCGATGGACCGGCGAGTTGTGCGACAAGTGCTTCGACGCACTCCTCAAGGAATGGGATCCATCCGACCTGCCCCGAGGGCAGCACCGGATCGTCGAGACCAAGATGGAAGACATAGTCAAGGCATAAAAAAAGCGGGGCGGAGACCGAAGTCTCCGCCCCAATTCTTTCTCACCAAGCAGTGAGATCCAGCAACCTCAACGTCGCCTCATCGAGTTGCCCGTGCGACTGCAATCCGTTGCTCGACTGGAAGCCCCTCAGGATCTCCACCAGCCCACGGTCCAGTTCATTCCCACCGGGAATGTTCAGTCGCTGCCGAACCCTTCCCACTACCGGATCCGATCCGCCCTCCATCACGAACGGCACAAGCGACATACTCACTAACTCAACTCCACATCCACTGTCTGCAATTGAATGGTCACGATGCCGCCAAACCCATTAGTGAAAGACGGCGGGGAAGTCTGCTCAAATTGAACAGCGCGAACCACGCATATTCTCTCCTCACCAGTCGAGAAGTCCTGAAGTAGACACGCGCCACCAGACTGCTCCAACTTCTCCAACGCCTGCAATCGCAGCCACGGATCCGTAGTGCGAACCACACCGTTGCTGTCCTCCTCCTCCTTGAAACACAGCAGCGGGAGAACAATCGTCCTCGACCGCAGCGGTGCTGGCAGCGCACGCAACTGCCACTCATCAAGAGTCGGACCCTTCGTGTCATCCACGTCATCCCGAGACAACGTCACCTTGATCTCAAACTCAGTGTCCGGCAGCAGGTTCGCCGACAAGGGCACGTTCAATACTTGACCCAACGGAACGGAACCGAAGTCAGCGAACTCACCCTCCGGGTTCGACGCTCGCACACCAAGAACACCGCCAGTGTTCTGCGAGCGGATCGCGAACGACACCGGCTGCTTGTACTCAGTAGTACCGAAGCGGATCCACCCTGAGTAAAGCTCGCCCGTCGGGGCGAGCCGTGTCGCGTTCTCCGCAAACACCTTGCTGCTCGTCGTGATCAAGGCACGACCAGTAGTGCCGATGAAGGCGACAGAGACAGGCGTTCCCTCTGCGATAGATAAGTCAGACGCAAACGCGTAGAAGTCACCCACCGACTCGCCGAGGTCGATACGCCACAAGCCCTTCTGGCCCAGCCGCAACTCGGATCGAGTTGCGTACACATACTCACCATCGAACGTGACATCAGCGATGTCATCCTCGATGCTCAACGGGCCGTAAATGAAACCAGTGCCGCTCGTGTTCTCCACTGCCACGCGGATGCCACGGTTCGTGGCAGCAATGACGTAAGTGTTCAGGTACGACTTCAACGCCCGGAGCGTCTCCCCGATGGGGAACTCCGCCGTCGTGATCGGCGTCAACATCGCACCGTTACCCGTGGTCGATGTGTCAATCGTGAACGACAGCACCTTCGACTGCACGCCAATCGTGATACCAACGAGGATCGCAGACGTGGCCTCGGCCACGGCAACGAAAGTCATGTCAGTGGATGCGTACTCAAAACGCGAGTCACCTGTCGTCGTCGACAGGTCGACTGTCGCTGGCGGTGAGGATGGGTTACGAGCCAACTCAAACACGCGAGCAGGCAGCGGGTCCGTGATGTGGCAACCGACGATCAACCGATCCTTCACATAGCCGAGCGTCTGCACCGTCCACGCTCCACCCGGAGCGTCGTACAACTTCGTCACAGCAAGTGACGTGTCCACCTCGTAGATGCCGTCGGCTGCGCCGACGATTGCAGCGGAGCCATCAGTAGCCAACACCTGAGCCGTAGCAGTGAACGCGGTCACCTGCACGACCGTGTCAGTCGAAACCTGATACAAGTACAGGTTGCCTGAGTCGATGAACCAAGCGCCCAAGGAACACGTCTGCGCGTGCGAGCCACCATGCGATGCCGCCTCATCGGTGTCCTTCAGCAGGGTCACCTGACCCTGCGTCCAGATGTCAATGTTCGCCGACTCCCTGTAACGGAACACGTCCGCATCGTCAGCGTCGTAAAACTCTGAGCCGCCACCTCGATGCCACGAGGTGGCCGACCGCAGCCACCAGTTCGACAGCGAGTTCTCACCAGCGGAAGCCTCTTGATCGACGCGCTCCTTCTGGTACTGCGTCGTCACGCGGGAGATGGCAGCAGAGTCAGACGCTGCACTCAACCACGGCTGGTTACCAATCGCGTAGTCCGCAGCGAACGAGCTGCGGTCGTAGCGAGCCAGCCGGTCGATGATGTCCTGACCGATAGCGAAAGGAATGTCATTGACAACTGCCTTATTCTCAGCCACCTAGCACTTCCACTTCCGTCGAGCCTTACGCAAACGAGAGTTCGGATCCTTCGCAGCATTCGGGAACTTCTTCATCTGACCGAGACTGCGAGCGCAGTAAGAACGCTTACGAGGGCCACCGCCCGGTTGCGGTGGCTTCAGGTTGCTCCCCTCGGCTTTCGCCGAGGCACGTCCCTTCGCGTTCAAGCCACCCTCGGGGTCTTGTCCCTCCGAGCGAGTCCACGCAGCAGTCTTGTACTTCTTCTTTTTCTTTGAGCCGGGGCGACGGTCAGGCAATCTAGCCATACAGTTTCTTCCGCCAAGCCTTCTTCAACCGCCGATCCTTCGTCAGGATCGGCAACGGCCACAGGCGCTCATCCCGCTGCGCCCTCTCCGTGAACGAGATGTGAATGTGTTGGTAGTGACCCCAATTACCCGGACGCCACTTCCACCACTTACTGCGGTAAGTGCCAGACGCGAGCCGACCCTCGTACACGACGTACTTGACGCGCTTGCTACCCGGCAGGCCGGATGCTGCATACGCACGCAACTGGTCGGCGAGTTTCCTCGCCGCCCTACCGTTGCGCCACTTGCCCTTGCCCATGTTCTCGTCAATGTCGAGAGCGTGAACCCAACCATTCTTGTCGGCGTTATGGTCCGAGGTCCGAGCCTTGTGTTTTGCATCGCCGATCCATCCATCAGACCGCTTATCCCGACCGGGCCAGCGACCATTGATCTGGTCACGAAGGACGACACCGCCCTTCACCAACTTAGCCATCCGATTGCCGCCCGAAGCGAGGGTTCTCACCGTTCAAGTAATCAACCAACACAACAATCGCCGGAGGAATCGCAACCACAAGAACCGGAGGCAAGCCGAACCCCGCGATGTTGTCCACCACCCACGTCAGGGCAGTCGCAGCGAAGATCTTCAACGCCACACCTACAGGGTGATCGTTCAGAAACGCCATGAAGTCTTTCCACGAGTTCATTCCTTATCCTCCAAATGCCACATGATGTGGCCGTCGATCTTCTTCTCGATACGGTCAACCGCATCCCTCATGGACTGGCCGCCGTTAGGTTTCATCTCTCGATACATCCGGTTGATGCGAGCGTCAATCACGAAAATGAGAGCCGACAGCATCAAGCCAACGATTGACAGGATCGCTAAGACTGCGCCGGGTGTGTCAAGAGTCATTCACTTTCCTTGGACATAGGTAAACCCCCGCACCTCACACATGCGGGGGGTTGATGGGTTTGTTAGTTATCCGATTCGGTAACGAACGATGACGATTCCGTCGGAGCCGTGCCCACCCGTGCCGTTTCCCCCGGTGTCATAACTGCCGCCCGTACCACCGCCGCCGCAGCCAAATCCGGTTCCATCATTCCCAGCGGTGGTTGGGCCAATTTGACCAGCACCACCACCGCCCGTGCCGCCAGTTCCCGCGACCGCTGACGAGGCTGTCGTATTTCTGACAGCCACACCGCCACCACCACCAGCAGCGAACCCGCGAAGCGTCCCATCAAAACGAAGTTCGATGCCGTCGCCGCCGTCACCGCCCTTGAGGGTTAACAGATCGTTGTACTGCGGCTTGCCGTCGGTTCCCGGCCCCGAGTAGCCACCGCCGCCACCGCCGCCCCCGACAATGCCGTAACCAGCCCCCATCGGGTCATGCCCAGCAAACGTTGTAATGCTTGCCGTATCCATAGGCGATGCGTTGCCGCCCTGATTCCCTTGGCCCGACGTTCCCGTGCCGCCAGACTTGATTGTGTTCGATCCCGATGCGCCACCCGAACCCGATCCTCCGCTGTGAGTGTTCCCCGACGAGGCTGCGTAACCGCGTGGGGCGCAACCACCGCCAACGGCGGTCAAAGAACCGAACGTCGAATCTTCGCCGTGACCCGCGTTAGTGTTAGTTGAGACTGCATATTCTGCCGTCCCACCGGCTCCGACAGTCAGGCTGTACGTTGAAGCGGTCACGCCGTATGAGTACTGGAGGATAAGTCCTCCGGCTCCCCCGCCCCCGCCTGCATACCCCGAGTTCGTGTTGTAGGTGGTTATGTACTGGCTTCCACCTCCACCGCCCCCAGCGCACACAAGTAGGTCGATTATTCCGGCCTGCGAAAACGTGATATCAAACCCCGGCGACCCAGAGGCGTAGTTCCATTCATGCACGCGGTACGTCCCACCATTCACCGTGCCAGCCGTACCATCACCAGTAAACGTGAACGGTGTCACGCCGCCGGTCTGTGCGCTCGCATACGCCCAGTTCTCAGGAGCCAGCCCAGAAGTAACTTGGGTAGCACCAAACGTGTTCTTTAGGCGATCAATAGCCATGTTAGGAAATCTCCGATCCGAACAGAGCGAACGTGAGGTTCGCGTTACTCGCGCTCACGCGCACATACTTATTTGTTGCATCCAAGGTCAGACCAAGAGTGAGGCCGACAGTCTCAAACCCCGTCAGCACATCGTTACGAACGATGTACTTGCTGGTCGCTGGCTCACCAGAGTTTGAGTCCGAGATAGCGACCGTGTAGTAGGCAGCCGTATTGCTGCGGTTACAGATCGTGAGCGTGGACACGACGGCTGCGGTAGCAGACGGACAGGTGTACAACGTAGAGTGTTCAAACGCTGTCAACGTTCCTGTCGCTGCTGTGCTTGCAACATCGGACGCAACCGAGGCGTAAGAAAGAGTCGT